CATTGGTGAATATATCAACCACCAAATGAACTCTGTCAATGTCTGAATTGTTTTCCACTGCATGAGCCTGTGCAACATCCAACCACCAACATTCACCTTTTGCCATACTGAACTCTGCAATACCACCTCTCAACCATGAACGAAAGATAATATTCTTGTCAGTAATTACAGGAATATGTAGGCGTCTAATTTTTCCACTCTTAATATCTTTGTCTACTTTGTCTGTATGTTTTGCAATCTTTGTTCCTGCTTCAAGTCGCATCAAACGAACTCTATCTGTTTCTGCTGGAATGTTTTCTAAGATTGCACCAATATTCAGTTCACTATATAGTGCCGTTTCTTGTAATTCGTTACTGTTCTCTGTTCCAAGAACACCACCTTTGCCAATTTCTTTTGGGTCTGAACCGTATCCCTTTAGAGAGATTGCAGTCCAATTACCTTTCTTATTATATTTTGTAACCACTGGTGCAAAGTCTTTGTTGTTCTCACACCAATCCACAATCGGTTGAAGTTGTTCGTCTGTTATTTTTATGTCTTCAAATAGTCTCATGCAAAGAACTCCTCTAGTGTATTTACTTTGATATCCTTAAATAAGTCAACTGAAGTATCCCTACCAAAACACCAAACATTTTCCATGTAGAGTTTATTCATAAACTCATCCATTTTATTCTTATCGAATTTTCCGTCTTCGTCTTTAAATACAGATGCACCTTGTGGCCTCTGCATAATTCTCATACCAATCTGTCCTAAGAAATGAGGACGAAGCATATCTACCAACTCATCACCAGAACGGTATCTTTTACCATGAACTTTAGGATCAAGAATGTTGACAAGCAACACACCCCTTGCACTTAATGAATTGAAACTGTTTTGTGCAACAGGCAAGTAGAAATCATCTCTCCACTTATCATACTCATTAAACTTTGCCCAAGACTGTAGTTCTTCTTTTTCACCACCTTCATTATATCTTTCAGTCGAAAAATATGGGGGAGATGTGAATGCACAGTCAACATCCTTGATTCTGTCCCAAGGCAAGTCTTCTGCACCACAGTTATAAATCTGCACAGTTTTCTTACCTTTTGATTTGTCATAAATCTGGTCATAAAACGCAATCATTTTATGATAACGCTCAAATGTATTTGGGTTAGGGTCGCAACCAATATAATGTGTTGCATTAGAGGCATAAAAACCAGTAAGTCTATCACCCCAACCCATAGAAGTGTCCAATACGGTTTTTGCTCTAGTCATATCATAAATTGTTTTCGCAACAATAGGTTTGAACTGTGTTGCAATATAAGTTCCAAGACGAAACGCCATTGTGTAGGTTTGAGGTGTAAGTTCTTTTGCATCATTCACCCCTCTCCAAATAGGGCCGAACGCACCCCAAATATTATCACCATCTTCCCAACGAGTAACTGGTGCTTTGAAACCATAAGAACCACAACGCATACGCAAATCATTCATAAATGAATCTGCACAATAGTTGAAGTTAGATGGGCCTTCAATAAACCCTAGTCCAAAATCCTTGTATGCGTATTTGTAGTCATCGTATTTTTCAACAACCTCTTTTGTAGGAATGTTGATGTAATCTGTAAATGGTGCTTTCTCTAACTTACGAAAGTTTTCAATAACCTTTTGTTCAGAGAACTTCTTTAGTGGATAAGGCGGTTTCTCTCTTGTGATATATTCTGCAAGAGTAGAACGAAACAATTCCTTACCATACTTTTCTGTTGTAGAGATGAACAGAGACTTGTTCATTACTGGAAGTCCAGTATTATCTGCACACTCTTTTAACAGTTCATATAGTTCTGGGTTTATTTCTGTCTTATCACTCATCCAAAAAAGTCCTCTAGTGTAGTTTGTGTTCCATAAGAACGATCAATTTTCCATCCAATCTGATCCATAATAAAAGTCAGAGGTTCGACAAACGCCTTGTCGAATTGTTTATCATAGTCTAATTGTGAGTGAATGTCAAGTTCTTTTGGTAATTTTGTCATAAAAGAAATCACATTAGACTGCATACGATTAGGTGTTCTCATGTTTAGAAACTTAATCTTCTCACCTTCCTGTATCAGAGGATATTTGTTTGTTAGTTTTTGTTGTCTAACAAAGTGATTGTAGAGGATAACACCTTTGATATGCATTGGTGTTCCCTTCTTAAATATGTTTGAACTGTCGGCCCAGTTGCCGATACCGTTTACAGAACGAGGAAACGCAATCTCTTCTGGAGATAGTTCCATGAACTCTTCACGAAACTCTTGAATAAAGTTGTTCACATCCTTTTCAGTTCCTTGCATAATAATCTTCAATGCTTCTTTAATCTTCTCACGACAAGGTGCAGGCGTAGATGACTTAACTGCCTCGATACCCATAATCTTGAGTTGTGGAGTTTGATAACGAACACCTTCCACATCCCACGCATTAAGAATATATCTTTTCTTTGCAGTCCAAATACCTTTATCTGCAATCACCTCACGTTTCATTTGCATCTTCTGGTCGTATGCGTTTACATACGAAGCAAGAGCCTGATAACTCTTATCAATAAAAGGTTCAATCTTCTCTTGAGCAACTCTATCAAGGAAGTCAACGGCCCGCCCACGATATGAATCTTCCGACTCATCTGTTCTCTTTTTAAGCACACTATCAACCAGTTTGTCAAAAGTAATGTATACTGAATCCGTATCACTTGCAATGACATAATCTTCTCCTGTAGTCTTCAATAGTTTATTCATATAGATGTTCAATGATTTCTCAATCCAACGAATAGACAATTGCCCAGAGGTAGTGATACCCTCTGCAATTTTTAGTTCATAATATCGAAACCACTCATTACCAATCGCACCATAAGCAGAGTTCAATGAAATCTTTCTTGCCATCTGGATGTTATGAAAACGAGATACATCTTTTAGATACTTTGGATCTTTTGTATCTTCATATTTTTGTTTTGCATCCAACATCTTTTTCTTGTAGATGGTTCTATCATCATACATCATCTGCATCATCTCAGGCAAGAAACCTTGTTTGTCCTTAGAGAACATTGCACCGTTTGGTGTGCAAGTTACATTGTCTGGATTAGAGAGTTTCTTTGTTGCAAGCATATAATCAACATCAATGTTAGGGTCATATTGAGGCAACAAAGTCTCTGGTGAAATGTTGTATTGCATAATCAAGTGTGGATACAGAGAGTTCAAGTCAAAAGACAAAACCCAATTATGTTGTCCAACTTGAGGCTCCTTCACATATGCACCAGCATATTTCTCACTCTTAGATTGACTTCTTGTCTTTTGAGGAATAACAATCTTTTTCTTCAGAAGATGATTGTAAATAAGAACATCCCAATACTTAACAGAAGTAAATGCATCTGTGATGTTTACCTTTGCATCATAGGCCATAGTCAAGTGCAAGTCGATAAGTTTCATCTTATCATCAAGTCTGTCTACGAGTTCAACGTCTTGAATGTTATAGTCTAGGAAAGACTGATAGTCTTTTGTATACCATTCACGAAACGTCTCATATGGATTTTCATCTTTACGTTCACCAAGTTCTGCAAAAGCAATATGGTCAAGTCGATAAGATTCCTGTCTCACATATGTGTGTTTACGATACAGAAGAAGATAATCCAAGTCTTCAACACCAAGAATGTCATAGACTTGTTCTTTCTTACCATATACTCCAGTGATTGTTCTTGCATTCACAACACCCCAAGGCGATAGACGTTTCATTGCGTCTTCACCCATAACAAATTTGATGCGATTGCAAAGATAGGGAATATCGAATCGTTCAGTGTTCCAACCAGTAATAATGTCTGGATGGTCACTTTCCCACCACGCAACAAACTGTGCAAGGAGTTCACGTTCAGTCTGACATTTGATGTATTGAACATCTTCTCTGTCATTATGATAATCGTGTAAACCCCAAACCTTAATACGGCCTGTCTTGTGATTTTTAATGGTGATAGATAACATCGGTTCAAGTGCCTGATCGGCATTTGGAAAACCGTTTTCACACTCCACCTCAATATCAATCGTGATAATCCTCATCAGAGAACTATCAAATTCAATCTGTTTGGAATACTTTTCTGCGATATATGTGTAGGGGAATTGTGTCAACCCATAAACTAGATGAGGTTGACTTTCGTATTGTGCAACGAAATCTTTCGCTTCCTTAATGGTAAGGAATTTCATTGGACTGACATTCTTGCCTTCCAATGTTTTCCAACCAGTTTCTTTTTGAACAGGAACATAGAGAGTGGGTTCATACTTAACCTTGCGGTTACTACGAACACCGTTCTCTACGCTGCGAACTAATAATTGATTACCCCACTGGGCAACGTGTGTATAAAACTTCATTATGTAAATATACCACCTTTATAGGGGAATGTCAAGAGAAAAGGGTGTATTGAGTCTGTTCTTCTTTTGCGAAATACTTATCCAGCATTTCTAATTGATCTTGATATTTTGCCATTTCCATTAGTTCATGTTCTACGGCATCAATAATATCTGAGTGTTCTCCAATCCCTGCTGGATTGTTTAGGTATACAAGAACATTTGCTTTATGTTTTGCAATGTGTCCTTCTGCGTGTTTTCTTACTGCATCAAGTAGCATTATCTTCTCCTTGTTTTGTTGTCAAAATAAATTTCTTCTGAGGGTCTACCATAACATTCATTGTTTTCATAGCAAACCGATTCATCAGAACATCAGTTCCCATTTCACTTCTATCATCAAGGCCGAACATGAACTGATAAGTGTGGCCCATGAATTCCATTTCCAATTCGACAACTGGGC